AATTTTACAAATGCAGAGATATGTAGCTTTTGAAGATAACTCTATTATTAAAAAAACAGGAACGCCTTTTATTTTTTACAGAAAAAATGAAGTAATTGATAATGAAGAAGATAACGAAATACCTTTTTAATTTTGTAAAAAACAAATGCTTTTAAAATTGTGTTTTTTACACCTTTTTTACACTTTTTTTACACTAAAAAAAAATTATAAATAACTGTATATTAACTATTTATATTATTATTTTATTATTTTGTAAAAATGTAAAAGTAAAAAGAGTAAAACTATAAGAGAATTAATGCTTTATGTTTTTTTATAATAGTTTATGCTTTTTTTGGAAAAGTTTTTTACAACCGTTTAAATATTTAAAAATCAATAACTTATAGTGTAAAAAACGCTTTTACACTTTTTTACACTTTTACACTTTTTTACAATGAACAAACAAAACAAAACAATAATAGTCAATCTAGCAATGCAAGAACTCAAAGAGAAATATCCATCGTTCCCTGATCACTGCATTCCTATTCCAAAGTATTCAGATAAAACAGCAAACGGACTTACTAAATGCGTTAAGGACTTTTTAAACCTTTCAGGACACCAAGCCGAGCGCATTAGTTCTATGGGTAGGATGATTGACAATACTAAAATAATAACCGATGTTATAGGGCGTAGACGCACTATCGGAAGTATGCAATACATTAAAGGAACTAGCACTAATGGAACGGCAGACATAAGCGCAACTATTAAAGGTAAATCTGTAAAGATTGAAGTTAAGATAGGTAAAGATAGAATGAGCCAAGCGCAAGAGAAATACAAAGACAATATACTTCGGGCGGGAGGGGTTTACTTTGTAGCTACTGATTTTGATATGTTTATGGATTGGTATAACGATTTTATGTTAAAAAATTAGTTTAATAAAAAAATGTTTTTAATCTTTACAAAATGAAACCAACCGACTTAAATTTAACCTTTACGCCAAAACTTTCAAAATTAGGCAGACCTTACAGAATGTTAAGTATTGCCAAAAATTTACAAGTAGCCAGTAAATGGATAAATAAAGTTGAGCATTGGCATTGGTACTATTTTTTTATTTATACAGATGACAATAGCCTATTTGGATTTGAATTTGATTACAATGATAAATTTGTACAGAAGTTTAACCACGAGGGAACTCGTAAAATATTTGATAATTTATGAGCGATATATCAAAATGCAACGACCACCTTTGCCCCTCAAAAGAAATTTGTTATCGGTTTACTGCACCAGCAAGTGAATTTAGACAAGCATACATTAATACCAATAGAGAGTGCGATGCTTACAACTGCGATTTATTTTGGCACAATAATAAATGTAAGTACTGCGGACAAAATCAGTATAATCACAAAGTAAGCTGCGCCAGTCAGAGAGCAACAATATTAATGAATTTAAAAAAGAAATAAGATGACAGCAATAGAATGGATAGTAGATCAAATGTTAAAGCAAGGATATTTTTATAATAATCTAACACTAACATATACCATGCTTGACCACTTACAACAACAAGCCAAAGAAATGGAAAAGCAACAGATAATAGATGCAGGAAATAGTTGTGCTATAAAGCAACATATGCATAACGATGAAGTTGATAAAATGAGTAATTATGAAGCTATGATATTTACTCAAACAGACAATTTAACTTTTGGAGAACAATACTACAACGAAACATTTAACCTTTCACAACAAGAAAAACCCTAATTTTTGGGGTTTATGTAACAACAAAAAGTAATATGAAATACATTTTATTATGGGCAAGTTATGAATTTATAAGACCAAAATTTATTTGGTTGTTTTATTATTTAATTAAAAAAGGAGAAAAGTGAATTTATATAATTGGATTGATGAAAATTACCCGTACAGGAATAGAAATTTTAAAAATGAAATTCTTTACGCAAAGTCAAAATATGATGAAACTTATTTATATCACGAATTATTAGAAATTTTTAAAAATAAAATTATGAACACACCATTACACTACACCTCTGGACACGATTACGATCTTATCGATGTCGGAACACATTACAACCTTAATTTTTTCCGATTTAATGTTTTAAAATATATTTGTCGAGCAGGGAAAAAACAAAACGAGTTGCAAGATTTAGAGAAAGCAGTTGACTACCTACAAAGAGAAATTAAAATAATTAGAGAAAACCAATTAAAAGAAATAGAGAATGATTAAAGCAGTAATTACCACAGACAAAAAAGTATTTAATTTATACTTACAGCAAGAAAATTTAACATCATTCGAAGCAAGGCAGATTTGCAGAAAATCCGACCTAGACGATACAATTTACGATGATGTTATAGACCTAGATCCAAAGTCAAATGTTACCGACTGGGTGCGAGATAGAATAAAAAGTAAAACTTTAGAAAATAATTAATACATTTACACTATGAAAACAATTTTAGTTATATTAGCAATAGCGTTATCGAGTTGTTCGACAGATGATAATGCAAGACAAGAAGAACCTGCAAACTGCTCTTGTGAAACTATTTTAAGAGCTGATACGTTCCATTTGCCTAGCGGTTATGTTTGGACAGTAGCAACACTAGAAAACGATTGTACAGGAGCGCAAAGACAAAGAGATTTAGTAGGAGTTCATACACCAGGGGAAAAGATATGTAATTAAATGATTGAACAACTTGCACAACGAGATGGCGAATGGAGAACAATGGCTTTCAAGATTACGAAAGACAAAGACCTTGCCGACGAGATTGTGCAGGAAATGTATTTAAAATCGCATACGTTTAAAGATTGCAAAAGTTCTTATATTTACACCATCCTTAGAAATCTATTCTATGATACTTTAAAGATAAAAGAAGTATTAATAGATGATTTTACTAGGTTTGAGATTATCGAAGATGAATATGTAACGCTTCCAGAGTTTGATGAACTTGCTAAAAATTTAACGTGGTACGAACGAACGATGTTTGTTTGCTCCACCTTGCAAGGACAAAGACCATTCTCTAGGCAAACAGAAATACATATTCAAACAGTTCACAGAATTAATAAAATGGTAAAAGAGAAATTAATATGTCAAGTAAAAAGCCAAAAATTGGATCAGCTATAAAGAAAGTAACCGAAGCTATCGGAATTGAAACGTGTTTATCTTGTGAGGGTAGAGCCTTTACTATGGATAGATGGACACATAAAAAACCGATTAGAAAAGTAGATGTAAAAGACTGCGAGGATTGGAACAAAGAAAGACCAATTAGCCTTACTACGAGTTTATACCTTAAATACTTTGGATTGGATAATACAAATACCAAAAGTGAAAAGGTTATGCACGTAATGGAATCTGACTTAAATAAATTATTTAACGATGGGCAGGACTAAATTTATAGAAACACCTGAAAAGCTAAAAGAGTACTTCTTATCCTATCAAAAGGAAACAAAGAATAATCCCTTTATAGTTAAAGATTGGGTAGGTAAAGATGCTTTGGAAGTTTACAAAGAAAAGGAAAGACCTCTAACTATTGAGGGGTTTGAATGCTGGTTAGCAGACAATGATATTATTGAGGATTTAGGGGACTATTTAAAGAATAAAGATAAAAGATACGATGATTATGCACCTATCTGTTCATATATCAAGAAACACACACGTAAGGATCAAATCGAGGGAGGTATGGCTGGAGTTTACAATCCAAGTATAACACAACGATTAAACGGACTAACAGAACAGATACAGAATACAGTTATAGCCGAGCAACCATTATTCCCTGATTAATGTTTATTAGGACAACAGTAATAAATAAGATAAGAGCTTTGACTAAATTTGTCAAAGGAATACAAGGAGGCACTTCAGCGGGAAAAACGTATGGAGTGCTTCCTATTTTAATTCAACTCGCAATCAAAACAGACTTAACCGAGATTAGTGTAGTAGCTGAATCAATCCCGCATCTCAAACGTGGTGCGATGAAAGATTTTAAAAAAATAATGAAAGAAACAAACCGATGGTTTGACAATCGTTGGAACGCCACCGACTTTAAATACACGTTTAGCAATGGGAGTGAAATAGAGTTCTTTTCAGCAGACAACGATTCAAAGTTAAGAGGTGCAAGGCGTGATTATCTTTATATGAATGAGGCTAACAATATGGTATTTCACGCTTATACTGAATTAACCTCACGAACTAAGCAAGGCGTGTACTTAGATTGGAATCCAACAAATGAATTTTGGTTTCACACCGAACTACAAAACGATAGTGATGTTGATTTTATAATTGTTAACTATTTAGATAACGAGGCTTGTCCTGAATCTGCTTTAAATTTTATTAACAAAGCAAAAGAAAAGGCGTTAACTTCATCCTATTGGGATAATTGGTATAAGGTTTATGGACTCGGTCAACTGGGAACACTGGAGGGGGTTATATTTGAAAATTATGAACTAATCGATACAATACCACCCGAAGCAAAGTTAATCGGTTACGGATTAGATTTTGGATATAGCAATGATCCGAGCGCACTTATTGAAGTTCACGAATATGATGGTAAAATAATTTGCAACGAGGTTATCTATTCCACATCATTACTCAACTCTGACATCATTAACTTAATGAGCCACGATAAGAGGTTGCCAATTTGGGCGGATAGTGCAGAGCCTAAATCAATCGAGGAAATAAGACGAGCAGGATATAATATTAAGGCGGTTGTAAAGGGTGCTGATTCAATTAACTTTGGTATTTCAGTGCTGCAACAAAGACAAATGTTAATCACTAAATCAAGTGTTAACCTTATCAAAGAATTAAGAGCGTATAGTTGGGACACCGATAAGACTGGCAAGAAATTAAACAAGCCGATTGATTCAATGAATCACGCAATAGATGCACTTAGATACTTCGCAATGATGCAACTAGCAATAAGACCTACACGAAAAGTAATAATAACATAAAACAAAACAACATTTTTTAGTTATAATAGTATGAGAGTAGTAATTCCAACAGATTTAAAAGAGATTACCTTATCGCAGTTCAGACGATACCAAAAGGTGGCACAAGATAACCCCGATGATGAAACGTATGTTTGTATTCAAATGGTTGCTATCTTTTGCAACCTAGAAGTAGCCGATGTGATGAAACTTCCTGCGTTAGAGTTTGCTGATATAGTTAAGACTATTGCACAAACTTTAGACCAAACACCAACACTAACACGAACGTTTAAGTTAAACGGTGTTAACTATGGTTTTATCCCAAACATCGAAAAGATTTCACTAGGAGAACACGCAACGATTGACACCTGCTTAGGCAAAGATGAGTTAACCGAGTTAATGATGTCGGTAATGTACCGACCTATCAAAAGAAAGGCAGCGGAGTATTACGAGATTGAACCCTATACAGGCGATGAATCACTAGCTGAGAATTTCAAAGATGTGCCTATGCATATTGTTCGAGGTGCAACGGTTTTTTTTTGGACTTTATTCAAGGAATTGTTGAACAATACCCTATCCTCTATTCCCAAGATGGCGAAGCGGGAGAAAATGGATTTGGAGAGCGCTGGGGTTGGTATCAATCTTTTATCCGAATTGCAAGAGAACTTAAAATTAGAGTGGGAGAAGTTGGAAGCGAGGGACTACACGAATCACTCACGTTACTATCTTACTTAATCGACGAGGGAAAAGAAGAGGCACGACAAATTAAACAACAACAACGATGAACCAATACTACACGTGTTTAAACTTTATTAGAGATAGCATAAAAGATGCTCCATTTATCAATACCATTACGCAAGGTACTGACATCATCGACAATGTTAAAAAGAATATATTTCCTTTAGCGCATATTAATATCCTTAACGCTTCATCTCCAGGACAAAACAATACTTTCACTTTTGAAATAGCGGTTTTAGATATTCGCAACGTAAGCAAGGTAAAATCAAATAATAAGTTCTTAGGTAACGACAACGAGATTGACAATTTGAACACTTGCCACGCAATAATTAACTATGCTATAACCAAGATGCAGTTAAGTAGAAATGAGTTTGATATTGAGATTGAAAACGTTTCAGATTTAACTCCTATACTTTTAGAGTTTACTAATATGTTAGATGGTTGGAAAGTGGATTTAACGCTTTCTATTCCTAATAACGCAATGAGCGTGTGCTGTGAAGATTGATAACGTACAACAAGCACTAAATGAGTTCGGGCAACTTGTTATTGATCGGGCAAAGTCTAATTTAAAGAAAGGAGGCACATACGGTTCACATAATACAAGTAACAAGTTGACCAACTCTTTAAATTTCAAGACAAAAGAAATGCCTAATAGTATAGGGTTTGATTTTTATGCAGAGGACTATTGGAAGTTTTTAGATTATGGAGTTAAAGGAAAGTTATCTAGTGCAAAAGCACCTAACTCCCCTTATAAGTTTGGAAGTGGCACAGGTAAAAAAGGCGGTTTAAGACAAGCTATTGATAGTTGGGTAGTACGTAAAGGTTTAGCGGGTACACGTGGCAAGGATGGAAGATTTACCACACGTAAGCAAATGGTATCGATGATAAGCCGAAGCATTTATTTAAAGGGTACAAAAGAAACAAAGTTTTTTAGAGAGGCGTTTGAAACAAGCTATAAAAGTTTAGATGATAACATAGTTGAGAAGTACGGTTTAGATGTAGAAACATTTTTAAAGTTCACATTAAAAGATATAAAATGAAATTAATATACACAAGAAGTCCTTATACTATTTCAATAGACGAAGCGTTACAGATTCGAACTAAATTAGAGTTGAGAATATGGTACAATGGCGACACTAAACCAACTGAGCCAACTTATACGTTATCAAAGCAAATACCATCGGTAACACAAACCGAAACTTATTACA